AATTTTGTTTTTTCGTCTTTACCTTCAGTTAATAAACTTGTGTAATCCATTTGTAGTTCTGAGTCAGGAGCTTTTAAGTTTCCACTATATTTTCCTCTAACTCTACCTAATGTTTCTTTAACATATGCGGTGAACCATCTTCTAACCCATTGTTGAGCAGGAACATTTAAATCTGTCCAAGTCATTTCCTCTAAAGGAACTTCGTTAGGCATTTTAATCACATCAGGATTATTTTTTAAACAATCGGCTCTACTGTCAGGTGTTACGTCATAATACCAATACCAAACAGCTTTACCAACATATTGACTATAATTACCCCAATTAAAACGAGCACCAGGTGCGTTATAGAGTTGTAAATCTTTTTTACCATCAGGTAATGCGGTAATTCTATAAGTTAAAGAACCCCCTAAAATTCTATTTAAGATGTTAGATTCTTGCATTCTTATTAAATAATCAAATCCTGACATCATATAATAGGAACCTTGGTAACCCATTTGTGCGAAACCTGCTTCATTTGCTCCAAGTCCTGCACCACCAAATCCACCAATACCACCCATACCAAATGCGGTAATAGGTTGGTTACTAAACCACAACACTTCGTTTATTTCACGACCTGCAGGGATTTCATAGTTTTGTTTATTCTCTTCAAGAAGGATATAATCTTTTTTTAATACCCATGGACCTACAGTTTGAAGACCCACAATTTTTGAATATGAATATGAAAATTGTTGTTCAAAATCCATTGTTCTTGTGATTAATGCTTGAGCAACCGATTTTTCAGTCATGTTAAGATTAACTAAATTAACCCACTGACTATCAATTAACCAATTCAAAATGTATTGTTCATAATCTTGAATTGATAATTCCATCAACGAATCCATCATTTCATCAGTGACTTCTACACTTCTTAATGGTGCACCCAATAGATGTTTAATCCTCGTATAAATTTTTGACCTTTCTGGTTCTGGAATTACTGACATATCTAATAAATATCTTTTAGTTTATTATATACTATATAAAAGTGAATCGGGTGGAAAAACAAAGTTACCTTTAACAATTTTTGGTTTTTGATTAAACACTAAAACATTCTTTCCTCGTTGAAAAACCATCCAATCTGTTTTATATAGTTTAACACTTGCGGTACCTTCCAAAGTAATCCCATCTTCAGTGGTAATCATTTCTCTAAATGGTTTGACTTGTGCGGTGTACAAGTTACCATCTTTAAATATTTCTAAATCAACACCTTGTATTGCGTCTTTTTTATTACCTAACTCACCAACCAATTCAACTTTGGCAGTTTTACCGAAAAATCTTTTAAGTATTGCCGATGTAATTTCTTCTCTTTTGTTACCCGCATTATTTTTTTCAGTTAAGGTTCTTAGTAAATTGTGAAGGGTTGAACTTTCTTTATCAAAGATTTTATATTTGTAATAATCTAAAGCGGAAATAAACCTTAAAACTTCTTTTTTCTGTTCTGCAGGTGTCTTACCAATAAAACTAATTGGTTCTTTTTTTGTTACTTTAGTAATAACTTGATTTAAATCTTTCAATAAAATACAGAATGCCGTGTAGTTTGTGTTTAATTTGTTTAATACAGACCGACCAGGACCTTCAATATCGTAAACACCAGGTAATTGATTATTGTTAGGTATATCAATATAATTTTCGTTGAATACTTCTTTGATAATTTTATTAATACCATTCATGTAAGTCCATTTAATATCTTGATTAACATTGAATAACATTCTATAAAATTCGTTATCCGATTTGGAACACATTTCAGATTTACCTTCACTTAATATTTGTTTCATTTTAGTAGATTCTGCCAATTTAGTTTCAACTTTCATTTCATACATTTTGGTTACAAAATCCCAATTTACCACTTTCCAAAAGTTTGTTATATATTCATCTCTTTTGTTTCGGTATTTTAAATAATACGCATGTTCCCATAAATCTAACCCCAACAATGGAAACCCACCGTTCTCAATTACATTCATTAATGGATTATCTTGGTTTGGAGTCGACATAATTTTTAGTGTATTATTGGAGGTTAGAACTAACCATACCCAACCAGAACCAAATCTTTCTTTACCAATTTTATCAAATTCTTTTTTAAAGTTTGTGAATGTTCCCCACTCTTTGGTAATCTTTTTATAAAGTTCACCTGTTAGTTTTTTTGGTTCGGGACTTAACATATTCCAAAACAATGCGTGGTTAAATGCTCCACCAGCATTATTTCTTATTGTTTTATCAAAACGACTAATTGTTTTAATAATTTTTTCTAAATCTAAATCTCCGTATTTTTTCTTTGATAATGCGTCGTTTAGTTTATCGACATACCCTTTGTAATGTTTATTGTAATGGAAACTCATGGTTTCAGGGTCAATAAATTGTTTGAGGGCTGAGTAGGAATAAGGTAATTTCTCTATTCCGATTTTTTTCATTTCTGTAATCAACAACTCTTTTTCTTTGGTTACGTGATTTTCAAGTATCTGTAATTCTAGTTGTTGGATTTTATCTTTTGTTCTTTTCATAATTTTGGATTATCCGTTGTATATAAATAATCCGTTTTTTGTTAATATCTCATTTCGTTAATTCTTTGTAGAATTTCTTCTGCAGCATCTGCAGGATGTTGGTTGTCACCCATAACAGTTGCAATAACTTGTTTTTTATTGTTTAAGATATCGTAAATGATACCTTCGATAGTGTTTTCAAAGATTGGATAATATACCAATACATTGTTTTTTTGACCGTAACGATATGCTCGGTCTTCAGCTTGGGCGTGGTCAGAGGGAAGAAATGATAAATCATTCATAATAACTGCCTCAGCAGAAGTTAATGTAATACCCACACCAGCGGCTTTGATATTACCCACAAATATTTTAACTTTCGGGTCATCTTGGAATTTGTCAACAGAATTTTGTCTTTCGTGTTTTGACATTGACCCGTCAAGTTTGACCGCAACCTTACCAAAATGTTCAGTAATTTTGTTTAAAGAATCAGTGAAATTACAGAAAACAATAACTTTCTTGTCTTGTTCAATAATGTTTTCAGCGAGTTCAATAGTTTGTGCAATTTTTTCATCTGCGATAATTTGTCTAATTTTTGTTAATTTTGAAAATTGTACGGTAAGAGATTTGGATTCTTCAGGGTTCTTATCATACCAATCATAATATTCACCCATCACATTTTCATAGGCTCTTGATTTTAACCTAAGATATATTGGTGTGATAATTTTATCAGGAAGGTCAAGAACATTTTCTTTCAGTCTTCTTAAAGTAAGTCCCGCAGTTCGGTCTCTTAACTCTTCAAGATTACTGGCACCCGTTACATTCCATATTTTCCTGCCGCCAGCGTTAAATTGGTAACCTTGACAATACCTAACAGCATATGCTAACCAATTTTTGGCTACGGGTGATTCAACCAAACTTAATAGATTAAAATAATCCATTGGTCTTGAGGTCATTGGTGTTCCCGTCAATAACCAAAGTCGGTCAATATTTTTAACAAGGTCATTGATTAATTTCGTCCTTTGCGCCGTAGCATTTTTGATATAGTGTGCTTCGTCGATAATGACCAAATCAAAATTGGCAGCAAGAACTTGAGAATCGTCTTTCTTTTTAGTGTCATGGAAATTTTTTATTATGTCGTAGTTTATGATAACAAAATCGGATTCGGTACTAAAATTTTTACTTTCAGCAATATAGATTGACTTGTCTGAATAATTTTCAATCTCTCGTTTCCAATTAATCTTTAAGGTTGCAGGACAAATGATTAATACTTTTTTTGCTCCTGCTTCCAAAGCCGCAATAATTGTTGAGGTTGTCTTACCAAGACCCATATCATCGGCAAGAATGAATTTTTTATTCTCAACCAGTTTTTGAATTGCTTCTTTTTGGTGTTCAAGTGGTGGACGATGTGAATATTTTGAATAATCTAACACAACATCTTTAACTGAATTATCTTTGATGATTGCAACTTTTGGTAACCAAAAATCGTGAAGTTCCTCATTTTCAAAAACTTTACCCCAAATATGGTACGCCTTTTCTTTGTCTGCCAAAAGTTTCTCAACCCAAACTTTTTGTGGTATTTCTGTGTATAATTTGTCGTCGGCTAATTTCTGAGAAAAATAAGTGTCAAGAATTACCCATTTTTTAGCAACCTTTGGTTGTTTGTCATGAAAATTGATAATATATTCCGATTGACTTCTTGTTGGATAAAATCTTCTATTAACTTGTGATTTGCGTTTTAATTCCAAAATATAGTTATTGCCACCCTCGTATAACTCAAGAATGGACATCGCCTTTGATTCTAAACTAACATCACTCATCTAATATTAATAAATTTACTTTAAATATAGTTAAAGTTTGAGTATTTATCAATATATGCAGAAATTAGTTCCAATAACAAGATTAGGTAAATTCTTTGGTGGTGAGGATTTTGACCTTGACATTGATATGGGTCAAGAATGGTTAGAGGGTGATATGAACTTTACCGTTGTACTATATCGTATTGACCGATATAAAACAAAGAAAGATGATGTATATGGTGAAGTAGTTGAAGATGGTATTCAATTTATGGCACCTGTAGAATTGAAAGGTTTAGTTCAGGTTATGGCACCAACAAATAAATTCTATGGTAGTTCCAAAGTTGAATTACAAGAGCCAGGTAATATGAAATTTTCTATTTATCAAAAACAACTTGATGATTTGGGTGTTGAAATATTCATGGGAGATTATTTTGGTTATTATGAAACGGAAGACCGAGTTAGATATTATTCGGTTAGTGATGATGGATATGTTAGGTCTGACAATAAACATACTTATGGTGGATACAAACCGTTCTATAGAACAATTGTTGCAACATATGTAAGTGAAAATGAATTTAGAGGGTTATAATGAAAGTTATCATCACAGAATCACAATTTGATGATTTATTTTTGGGTAAAAAAGTAATGGTATATTATAACTTACACAAACATACTTTTTCGGTTACTTATGATGGTAAGGTTATTATGTATGCAGACTATGTTAAATTGGGTGATGTTGAGTTTAGAGTTAGAAAAGGTGGAAAAGAAAAAGTTCGTTCAGAAAAATCAAAAAATGTTCATGCATTTGTGATTGGGAAATTATTGGATTATTGTGAATATCCTTGTGATGAATTACCTGTCACAGATTCTAATAGAATTGTGACATATAATCCTTACAAACATGATTCATTTGTATATAAACAAAGTGAAGAGCCAATTTATGTCGCAAAAGAAGTTGATATAATTAATTCACAAAATAAACTATTTGTAGTAAAAGAATAAATGCCATTACCAAGAACAATAGTTAAACCAACATTACCTTTAGTACCAAAAAAAGTTTTATCTGAAAGAAGAGAACAACTTTTAGAGTATATTAAAGATGACGGAACTTATTTACCGAAGTCAGTATTACATGCCGACTTAGATAGGGGTATGTTAGATTTTGTAAAAACAGAACTTGAGGTTGTCACCGCAGGAAAAATAGTACCATTGTTAGATATTATTATTACAACACAAAATTGGTCCCAATATTTAGAGACTTGGAAATTTGTTGATATGGATTATAATCCTTCACCACCATTCATTACTGTTGTTAGAAATCCTGAAGTTAAGTATGGTACAAACCCATCACTTCAATATACAATTCCAAATAGAAAACAATTTTATTATGCGTCCGTTCCAACTTGGAATGGTAATGAGCAAGGTATGGACATTTATACAATTCCACAACCTGTTCCTGTTGATATAAAATATAGTGTTAAAATTATTTGTAATAGAATGAGAGAACTTAACCAACTTAATAAAGTTGTTATGCAAACATTTGCGTCAAGACAAGCATATACTTTTATTAAGGGTCAATACGTTCCAATTATTATGGATAATGTTTCGGACGAATCCCAAATGAATATGGAGTCAAGAAAATATTATGTTCAAAGTTATGAATTTACAATGTTGGGTTATTTAATTGATGAAGATGACTTTGAGGTTAAACCCGCAATTCAAAGAGTTACCCAACTAATTGAAATAGATACTTCATCAAGAAAACAAAAAAGAAAACAATATCCTGAAAACCCTAATGAGTTCCAAATGCCGTTTTTATTTGTTTCAGGAAATACCTCTTTAACCGATAGAATTGATTTTACAGCAAATATGACTTTATTGTCAACAGATAATATTGACAGTTTTGATGTTTACATTAACAATGATTATTATGGTAGTGACCTTCAAGTAATTGAGATATCAACCAATGACATTTTAAGAATAGATGTTACAAAAAATGACGATACTCAAGAATCAACTGTATTATTCGAAAACAAGTTAGTTTAATCCTCTCCGTAGATATCCTTCTTTTCTTTACACTTTTCAAATATTAAATTCTCCAAAAATTTATAAATCTTTATTCCACGTTTTTCACAATATTTTTTTAATATGTCGTGTGATTCGGGGGATATTTTGATGTTCTTAATTTCTTTCTTGTTATTCATGGTAGGAAAAAAGGTAGAATTAATTCATACTCTTTATAAATACTTATCCAAAAGTAAAGTTTTTTCATTAAAACTATAATATTTATCTGTAAAATAAATCTGTAACTGCATAATTAAATAATGGCAATATCACAAGCAAATCAAAAAGTATTCGTATCACCAGGCGTATACACATCTGAAACCGACTTATCTTTCGTAGCTCAAAGTGTGGGAGTAACGACTTTAGGTCTAGTAGGAGAAACAATAAAAGGTCCAGCATTTGAACCAGTATTCATAACAAACTATGATGAGTTCCAAGCTTATTTTGGAGGAACTGAACCTGTAAAATTTTATAACACTCAAATTCCAAAATATGAAGCGGCATATATTGCTAAATCATATTTACAACAATCAAATCAATTGTTTGTTACAAGAGTGTTAGGGTTATCAGGTTATGACGCGGGTCCATCTTGGAGTCTTTCCTTAATTGCCAATGTTGACCCAACAACAATTGGTTCACCATCAAACGCAACAATGTTTACTGCAACATTTACAGGATATTCTTCAGGAAGTACTGTTACATTCTTGGATACTAATGATTTACCATCAGAAGTTAAGGCAAATTTAAATGTACAATATAGATTACAAGACGGTTCTGTATCAACGATACAAACAGACTTTGATGTTTATTTAGGTGGTAATGGTGTTATTGGTACACCATCTCTTTCAGCTACGACATCTGTAATGTATGGTTCGATTCCTAACACAGAATATTATAACCTCATTAATTCATACCCAACGGTTAAAAACCCATATGATTGTACTAACAATTTTGACCTTAACGATTTATCTGCAGCGTCAAATGACCCTTGGTATTACGCAAACTTTGATATTATATCAGGAAATAACTATGGTGGATATTCATTCTACTATTCTGTTACTAATTTAATTTCAGGTGGTAGTGGTAGTTTTACAGGTACCGTTACAGGTGAATCGTACACTTTTACAGGTACGGCTTATACTGATTTTAATAACATGGTTGTTGCAACACTTCGTTCAAGAGGTATTACACAATATACAAATAACACAACAAGTGACGAACACGGACCTGTTTATGAGGTAGGTATTGATTATAATAATAATAATGCTTGGGTCCCAAATAATTTACAATTAATTTGCACAGGACAATATTCAGGTATTACAGAAACACCATATGGTACTTTCTTACTTTCAGGTGTTACTAAAGATAACGACACATTTGCATTAGAAACTTCTTTATTGGCTTCTTCTACAAAATACATTACTAAAGTATTAGGTGTTGATAATTTTGGAAAATCAAGATTCCAAGTTCCTATTTATGTTGAAGAGGTATATCAAGGAAGTTTAAACTACGCATACAATCAAGGTTATATTCGTGGATTAAATTGTGATTTAATTGCATTACCTGACGCAAGAAGTCAATCAAGTCAATCAATTGCATGGAACTTAGAAAGATACCAATCACCTGAAACACCATTCTTAGTTTCTGAATTAAGAGGTAACAAGGTTTATGATTTGTTTAAGTTCATCTCAATTTCAGATGGTGATAGTGCTAACACTGAAATTAAAGTTTCTATTGCTAACTTATCATATAACAATATGTCATTTGACGTATTTGTCAGAGATTTCTTTGATACTGATGCAAATCCTGTGGTAATTGAAAAATTCACGAATTGTGTCATGGACCCTGCATCTAATAACTTTATTGCTAAAAAAATAGGTTCATCTAATGGTGAGTTTGCGTTAATTTCAAGATATGTTATGGTTGAGATGGCAAATGAATACCCAATTGATTCACTTCCTTGTGGATTCTACGGTTATACTCAAAGAGAATATGAGGATGCGGCAATTTACCCATCACCATATCCTAAATTTAAAACAAAATATGATTACCCAGGAGAAGTTATTTCTAATCCACCTTTTGGAACTGCGGTTGGTGGTTCAAATACTGTTGAATCTCCAGGTGATACAATAAGAAGAACTTATTTAGGTTTCTCAACACAATACGGAATTGACGAGTCATTCTTAACATATAAGGGAAAACAAAACCCACAATCAAATTGGGCATTGGCAACCGATTCGGTTAAATGGAATTACTTAAGTAAAGGTTTCCATATGGATTCAGGAGCAACTGTAGTTACCCTTGCAAACACAACAATGACAAGTGGTCAAACAGCGTTTGAATGTGGAACCGCAGAGTTTAGAAACGACCCATCAACACAAGAAAACCCATACTACTTTATTTATTCAAGAAAATATACGATATGTTTTGCTGGTGGATTTGACGGATGGGATATCTATAGAGAGTGGAGAACTAACCAAGATAGATTCCAATTAGGTTCTTCAGGTTTCTTAGCAGGTACCGCACCTTCTTCAAGATACCCTAACGCAACAGGTGATGGATTATTCAAAAGAATTGTAGTTCAAAATAATACACAAGATTTTGCAAACACAGACTACTACGCATACTTACTTGGTATTTTATCATTTGCAAATCCTGAAGCAACTAACATTAACATATTTGCAAGTGCTAGTATTGACTATATTAACAACTCTAATCTTGTAGAAGAAGCAATTGACATGGTTCAATACTCAAGAGCTGACTCAGTTTATATCTGTACAACTCCTGATTATAACATGTACACACCAGACTCTACAAGTTCTTTGGATATTATCTATTCACAAGAAGCTGTTGATAACTTGGTTAATACAGGTATTGATTCTAACTACACTGCAACTTATTATCCTTGGATTTTAACAAGAGATACTGTAAACAACACACAGATTTATTTACCACCAACAGGTGAGGTTTGTAGAAACTTAGCATTAACTGATAATATCTCATTCCCTTGGTTTGCATCTGCGGGTTATACAAGAGGTCTTGTAAATTCAATTAAGGCTAGACAAAAACTTACACAAACAGACAGAGATACTTTGTATCAAGATAGAATTAATCCTATCGCAACTTTCTCTGATGTTGGAACTGTAATTTGGGGTAATAAAACATTACAAGTTGCTGACACAGCACTTAATAGATTGAACGTAAGAAGATTATTACTTCAAGCTCGTAAGTTAATTTCAGCGGTGGCTGTAAGATTATTGTTTGAACAAAACGACCAAATCGTTAGACAACAATTTTTGGATAGTGTTAACCCAATCTTAGACTCAATTAGAAGAGACAGAGGTTTATATGATTTCCGTGTAACTGTATCATCTTCACCTGAAGATTTAGATAGAAACACATTAACAGGTAAAATTTACTTAAAACCTACGAAGGCATTAGAATTCATTGATATCGAGTTCTTCATTACTCCAACAGGAGCTTCGTTTGAGAATATTTAATAAACATAAAGGGGGTACAATTTGTACCCCCTTTATTAGCCAAGTATGAAAAGACAACTTATAGAGGGATTTAAAGGTGAGGGAACTCCAGATATGAAATATTATGCGTTTGATTGGGATGATAACATTGTTCACATGCCAACAAAAATAGTATTAAAAACAGAAGATGGTGATGAAGTTGGTATGAGTACAGATGATTTTGCGGAATATAGAAGTAAAATTGGAAAAGAAGACTTTGACTATAATGGAGATATCATTGTTGATTTTGCTGAAGACCCATTTAGAAATTTTAGAACTGAGGGTGACAAGAATTTTTTAATTGATGCGATGAGGGCAAAACTTGGTCCAGCGTTTGATGATTTTAAAGAAGCTATTAATAACGGGTCCATCTTTTCAATAATCACTG